AACGTTCCGCTTTGCCTGTTGCTCTCTCTTTTTTTGACGGAAGAGGTACAACGAACCTAAACGACGGCCCGCATCGGGGGCAATTTTTTTGACCCCCGGCGGGTACAACGAACCCACGAAAGGACGACAAACCATGAAGCAGACGAAAGCACAGGCGGTACTGGCGAGGGCAATCGCAGCCCGCCGCCGCGAGATCGAGAAGGAACGCGCCGCGCTCCAGAAGGAGATCGACGCGGCACGGCCACAGATCGAAAGACTGGCGGCGAACGGCACGGCAGAGGAACGGCGCGTGGCGCGGCGTTGGCTTGCGCTCGACGACAAGGCGCGGCAAGCAAAGCGGAGGGCGTGACAATGGCAAAGTTCGTAAAACTCACACACCGCAACGGCGAACCGATATGGGTAAACCCGACGCAAGTGTTGAGCGTTGCGCCCGTGTTCAACGAACGCGACGGCGGCAATGAAATCGGCTGCGCCGTGACGACGAACCGGGGAACGATCATCACCACGGAATTGTGCGGCGACGTTGTGGAAAAGATGAATCTGGGGCTTGCATTATGACATGGGCGAACGAGAGGATGCGGGCGGCGTTGCGTGAGATCGAGAGCGGGGCGGCGGCCGCCCTTGCGAATCAGCCGAACAACACCGACGAGTGCGGGCGGCATTTGAACAAGGCCCTCGCCGTGATCGAACTGAAGGCGCACGTTGCGCGGTGGGGGCAAGAGGGCTACCCGCGCCGAGCCACGCCGAGTGAATTGCACACACCGCCGCCCGGCGCGGTGATGAGAAACGCCGGGCAAATCTTGAACCACCAACCACCGAAAGGAAAACCGAGAAGATGAACAGACCAGACCAGAACGAACAGACGGCAAGCGCGGACGCGACGCCCGCCGAGGCTGAGCCGAAGACCGTCCCGGTATTGACGCGCTTTGAACGCGCCGAACTGGACGCCATGAAGGACGAGACGGGGGCGACCGCCGACGCGACCGCCGTTGCCTGTTTCGTGAGGAAGAACCTCCGCAAGAGGGGCTGACAATGACGCGACCCAAAGCCAAGCCGACCGACCCGCGCGTCATGTTCGACGCGGACGTCGCCGCGTTTTTCGGAATCAGCGTGAAGACGCTGCAGAGGCGCATTGCGACGCCCGCCAAGGGCGAGATCAACCCGAACGACGCCCGGCCCCAGATGATCGGGAGCCGCCGTTTGTGGCTACGCGAGGACGTGGAACGGCTTGTCGGGATCGGGACAACGAGAAAGAACAACGCACGATGACCATCAACGACATCATGATCCGCGACATTCAGGAAGCGAAACGGAAGCAGAGCGAACGCGCCGAGCGCGAGGCGGCGACCATTGGCGACGAGTGCGGCTTTCCGTGGCTTGCCGTTGCCGTGTGGCTTGCGGTTGCGCTTGCCGCATTGGGCGCGGCGTTCACGGGCGGCATGGCATACCAGAGCCGCCGCGCCCTGAAAGCCGACCGCGACTTCGCGGCATGGTGTGACCACGCGGAACGCGAGGCGACCGAACGCGCCCGCGCCATGAGCAACTACGAACTTCTGAACGCGACAAGGCGCAAGTGCGCCGACCCCGCGAACAGGTAAACCAACCAACCAAAACCGAAAGGACGAAACACCATGAACGCAGAAACGTTCACACCACAGATAACGACCGACATTTCGGCCGTTCCGAAACTCATAGAATGCAACCTCGACGAACTTGCGCCATACATCAAAGAGCGGTGCGACTTCGCAAGATCGCTCGTCGTTGACGTTGACAATATAGCCGACTGCGACAACGCGAAGAAACAGGCCGCGACGATTGCCAAGATCGAAAAGACCATCGCCGAGAAGCGCAAGGAATGGACGAAAGCATGGGCTGCGCCGATTGAGGCGATAGTCGAGAAGTGCAAGAAGTACGAACTCGACCTCCACAACGCCGCCACCCTTCTTCGCACGAACGCGGCGCAGGGCGAAGCCAAGATCAAGGGCCGCAAACGCGATCGCTTGCGCGACCTTTGGAATGAGCGCATGGAGCATTACGGGGCAAACAAGACCCTGCTGCACTATGCCGACTTTTTCGCCGTGAACACAAGCGAAGCAACCGTCGGCAACTGGCTGAACAAGGGCGCGACCGACGCCAAGATACAGGCGGCGATGGACGCCGAACTTGAACGGTGCAAGCACGAAGAGGAAGTCGTCGCCAGACTGTTCGCCGACTGCCCCGTCGAAGTGCGGACGATTGCCACCGACGCACTACGCCGCCACTTCTCTTCCACCGAAGCCATCGAAGCCGTCACCCGCTACCGCGAACAGCAGAAGCGGCTGGAAGAGGAACGGCAAGCAGAAGTGGTACGCCGTGCCGAGGAAGAGCACAAGGCAGCAACCGCGAAGCCTACGCCCGCACCGAAACCGGCGGCGAAACCTACGCCGACCGCCGAGCCTGTCGAATCGTTCCGCTTCATGCTTACAGGCAAACGGAGCGCACTTACGAAAATGCGGCAATACGGCGAATCGTTGGGAATCGTTTTCAAGTGGCTCAAGGACTGAACCACGCAACCGAAAGGACAAAACAAATGAACAGACCCGAATATCTCCTCGACATTCCGGCGGAGGAATACCACGCCGCGACGAAGGAAAACCAGTACACGACCTCGCACCGCCTGAATCTTTTTCGGCGTTGCCCGGCCCTCTACCACAAGCATATCACAGGCGAGATCGTCGAGGGCGACACCGCCGCGTTCCAAATGGGCCGCGCCGTCCATGTCCTCACGATCGAGGGCGCGGACAAATTCGACGCCGAATATCTTGTCGCCGACGGCCCGACGAACCCGAAGACGGGCAAGCCCTACGGACGCGAAACCAAGGCGTTCAAGGATTGGGCCGAACTCCAGACGCGCCCGGTAATCGGGGGCGATGACCACGCGCTCATGCTCAAACTTTCGAACGCGGTACACGCGCACCCGATAGCGGCGGACATTCTTTCGGCTGGCTTTGCCGAGGCGACCGTTCGCGCCGTATGGGACGGCGAACCCGTACAGGCGCGGCTCGACTGGTTTGATCCCGAACGCGGGATCATAGCCGACCTCAAGACGTGCGCGGACGTTGACCGCTTCCCGTTCGACATCCGCGACTTCGGCTATGTCACGCAGTTGGCGTTCTACAAGCGCGTCCTTGAACTGGCGGGCTACGCCGGGCCGCGAATCCGGGCGTACTTGATCGCGGTCGAGAAGAAGGAGCCGTACCGCGTGGCCGTGGCCGAGATTTCGGAACTGACCCTCAACGACGGCAACGTGGCCGAGGCCGGCAAGTACGGAGCCGGAAACGATACCGTGATGCGTGAATTGCTGGAGTGCCGCGCCGCCGACCGTTGGCCGACGCGCTACGAAGAACTCCTTCACATCTAAAACCAAGGGAACGGGGAAATGGGGCTAAAGCCCCACGCCCGAGACCTAAACGAAAAAGGAAAAAGACATGAGCGAACAGACAAACACAGGGCGACCGAAGCCCGAAATTCGCGGCAAGGTGCTTGCCGTGCTGGACGAATGGCGAAACAACACCGGGACGTTCTGGAAACGCGAGGTCGTCGTCGAGACGGGCTACAAATTTCCGAACCCGCTGAAGGTGACTTTCCAGAAGGAGGGTACGAGCCACCTTGAGGGCGTCGCCGAGGGCGATTGCGTGATAATCCCCTACGTCCTGAACGGGCGCGAGTACGACGGGCGGTACTTTGTCGATATTATCGGCATGGGCCTCCAGAAGATCGGCGGCTCGGGCGGCGGCGCGACCGCTTCGACGGAGAAGAAGCCCGTCCTCGGTTGCACGGCGGCGACCGCGATTGAGGAATGGGCGAAGAACCACGGCGACGACAAGGCGGGCTTCGCGGCGTTTTGCAAGCAGCTGAAACCCGGCAAGCCGTCGAAGACGTACACCATCAGCGATTGGGCGGACGTGGTGAACGCGATACAGGCGGCTGACGCGCAAGCGGCGCAAGAGGCGGCGGACGGCACGGGCGACGTTGAGGACTTGCCGTTCTGATTTGAGTGCCGCCGGGCGTGATCCGCAAAGGGACGGACGCGCCCGGCATTTTTAACGAACGAAAGGACGACAATGTGGACAAACCAAAATACTCGCTTCATCTGTTCGCCGGGGGCGGCGGCGGAATCCTTGCGGACATCATCGACGGAATCCAACCAGTCTGCGCCGTCGAAATCATGCCGTACCAGCAAAAGGTGCTTGCGGCGCGCTTCCCCGGCTTGCCGATATGGGACGACGTGCGAACCTTCCGCGCCGACAATCCAGAGTGCGCCGGAATGTTCGCAGACCTACGCGAACGCCGCGACGAGGTTGTCATTGCCGGGGGCTTTCCGTGTCAGGATATTTCATGCGCGGGAAAAGGCGCGGGCATACGCGGAGAGAGAAGCGGACTTTGGGCGGAATATGCGCGTATCATTCGCGAAATTCGACCCCGTTTCGTATTCGTGGAAAATTCCCCATTTCTTGTTTCAAGGGGACTTGGCGACGTACTCGCAGACATGGCCGCGTTGGGGTATGATGGTGCGTGGGGAGTGCTTTCAGCTGCCGCCGTGGGTGCAAGACACAGGCGCGACCGCTTTTGGGGAACTTTCCGGCGCGGGGATTGAAGCGGCGGCAGAATCGGCCCCGTGGCCGACCGTGACCGCAAAGGGCAACGGCAACCGATCGGAATACGGCGGCAAGAGCGGCGACGGCCTTGACACGGCGGTCAAGCGGGCGGGCGCAGTTTCGGCCACGGGGCCGACTCCAACCTGCGTGGGGCTTGACGGCGGGAGCAATTCGCGCAAGGCGGCGAGGGCGCGAGGCCGATACATCGAGGGCGCGGGCGCGAAATCGGCCACGTGGCCGACGCCTACGGCACACGCCGCACTGCCTGTTTGTATGGAGAAAGACCGTGACGGCTTGAACTACGCCGTCGCACGCGGCAAGACGAAAAGCCACCTTTACCCGACAGTCGGAACGCAGACAATGGGCGGGTGTTCCGGCTCATTCGCGAAACTCAAACACCTTGAGGAAATCGGGCGTCAGACGCCCGAAGAATGCCGCGCCATGTCGTCGCACCTTACGGGCGGCAAAGACCCGGCACAGGCAAACGTGGGATTGCTGAATCCCGACTGGGTGGAATGGCTCATGGGCTGGCCGTATGGCTGGACGGATATTGACAAGGCGAGCCTCGACGAATTGGCGTGGCTTGACCTTTCCGACGACCCGGCGGAATGGTTGCCGCCACTCATGCCGCGAATCACGACGCGGAAGGAACACCGCACGAAGCGAATAGAGACACTCGGCAACGGCCAAGTGCCGCTTTGCGCCGCCGTCGCGTTCATCTACGGCATGGAAATTCTGCGCGTTGCGCTCAAAAGGAGAAAAGCATGATTGACCCATATTACCAAAGCAAGGCGGTGACGTTGTACAAGGGAGACTGTCGCGCAGTCCTGCGCGAGTTCGCGCCCGAATCCGTCGCGTTGCTACTTACCGACCCGCCGTATGGAATCAGCGTCGAGAGCGACCAGTTCACGGACGCGGACATCGAGTGGGACAAGGGCGACCCGACGGAACTCATCGACGAAATGCTGGCGGCGGCACGACCGGCCATGAAGACAAATGGCGCGTTCTACGTGTTCGCACATCCCGGACAATTTTTCAACGCGCAGAACCAGTACACCCGCGCGGGGTTCATGCCGCTTCAAGAACTGGTGTGGGTTAAGACGAAGTCCGGCGCGTTGCCGAATCAGAGCCGCGTAAACAAGCAGCACCCCGAATCGCTCCGGACGTTCTTCCCGGAGACGGAGCGCGTGTTGTTCGGCGAGTGCATGACAACCGGCAAGACCGACGAAAAGACCGCCGAACGTGCGTGGCACTTGCGCGAAGAGAAGGAGCATGACAAGAAGATGAAGCCGCTGGTCGAGTACATGCGCGGCGAACTTGCGAAGACGACGCTGACCGTTGCAGACGTGTGCCGACTGATGAAGGAACGAACCGGCAAGGGCCCGATTTGCGGACACTATTTCAGCGGCCATCAGTTCGTATTGCCGACCGAGGAAATGTACGGACACCTCCGCGAGATCTTGAACGCGAACCTACGGCCCGGCGTCGTCGCGTGTCAGACACGCGATTTCGCGGCCCTGGGCCGCGAGTATGCCTCACTAAAGGCGGAGTACCAGAGCCTCAAGGGAGAGTGGGCGGAACTCCGCGAACAATGGGAGGCGTTGCGCCGCCCGCACTCCGCGCAGCCGCGCACGAAGTCAGACGTGTTGCGCTACGACGTTGTGCCGATTGCGGCGCGTTGCGGCCACCCTTGCGAAAAGCCCGTCGACCTTCTGGCCGACCTGATAAAGACCTCGACGCGGCCCGGCGACCTTGTGTGTGACTGTTTCGCCGGAAGCGGTGCAACAGGGGTCGCGGCCAAAGTGACGGGACGGCGGGCCGTTCTGATCGAACAGGAGGAGAGTTATTGCCGGATGATCCGGCGGCGGCTTGAAAACGATACGCCGCTTTTCGACTTTGCGGAGGGCGAGTAAAATGGTATCAACGGCTCAAGCGGTGATTTACGCCATAAAGACGGCTGGCTTGCGTGTTGGCGGATCGGAAAACATTACAGAGGAAACGCGGCTCGACGCGCTCACATTCGGACGGGGCGACGACCGCGATCTTGCCGGGATTGAGTTTCTTTGCGCGTTTGAACGGCTAATAATGCCTACCATTCCGAAGCGCGTCGCCCTGCAGATCATTTCGCGGATTGACAGAGGGCGCGGCACGGTTGCCGAACTTGCGGAGGTGATCGACCGTTGGAGGAATCCGCCGCCGCGACCTACGCGGACAAAATTTCAGCCGGGGCAAATGAGCCTCGGTCTGTAAAACCAACCACCAGAAAGGACGACAAATGCGAATCATCATCAACATCGACGAGGGCAAGGACGAACGCGGCAAGAAAACCATCCGTCTGCGCTCCAACTACTACTTCAACGGCAAGGACGGTCAGCGCGTTCGCAACTGCGGCGTGGAGATTTACAAATGCCTCAAGGAAGGCATCGGCGGCGGCTTTGAGGGCGGCGTGATTATTCACGAAGGAGAGAAGAAATGAAAATCGCGGTCATGGACTTCAAGTGCCAGACAATCGAGACGAACACAGGCTACCCCGTCGTGTGCATTTCGGCGGAACTCATGCTCGGCAAGCGTGGCGAGATCCGTTGCGTTGATAATGGATCACTGCGCTACCAGATCGAGAAGGCCGTCGTTTCGACGATTGAGATAGTAGAGAAAGGCGGCGCGTCGTGAATATCTATATCGACATCAATTACGCGAATGACGCGCACGGCATTGCCGCCATTGACGCCCAAGCCGTCGTCACGTTTTCACCGCGTGAAGGTTTCGACGCGGAGAAGATCAGCGAACTTGAACGCGACCTCGGCCCGTATATCTCGAAAAGGCTGAACGACGCGCTGAAGAGAGGCGGCGAGGAATGAGGATCGACGAACTTCCGGCCTGTTGCGCTTGCCCACGTCGCGGCGTTGAGGAATGGATCGACATTTCACCACATTCGCCTCGTGTCGCCCCATTCGGGAAAGTCAGGATCGTTTGCGATAATTGCGGCGCGGCGACGGCATGGTACGAGGACGTAGAGACGGCGGCGAAATTCTGGAACATGACGAAAGGCGGCACGAAATGAGCGAAGCGATAAAACCCGACCTTGTGTTGCCGCTTACGCGGGCGTGGTTTGCGAAAATCTGGAACGGCGAGAAGCGGACGGAATACCGCGCCGTGAAGCCGTATTGGACGAAGCGGATCGGGGCGTGGGTTGACGACAACGCGCCGCGCTTTATCCTGTTTCAGATCGGCTACATGAAAGACGGCCCGCGCCTGTTGGTACAGACAACAGGAATCGACGTCGGGCCTTGCCCTTATCCGGGCTGGCGCGGCGACTTCTACCGAGTCCGCTTTGAGATCGTCCAGCCGTACATGAGGGTCAACGGCGTGAACTTCCCCATGTTTGAAATGCCGAAGATGAAGGAGAAAGGCGGCGCGGAATGAGGGGCGGCAAATTCACACACCCGAAGTTGGTGAAGATCGAAGCGGGACGGTACGACTTCGACGGGAGGTACGTTATAACTTGCTACGGCTACGACAGGATCGTCGGCCATGTCCGTTGGCACGTTTCCAAGAACGACGACAGGCTGACGAGCGTGACGGAGTGCGACACGCTCACCGACGCCGTTCACTACATAGAACGGATAGAAGCGAAAGGCGGTGCGGCATGATTGAGTTTTGTTGCGCTCAAAAAACGCGGGTTGGGGTATTCATTCCGTTTCAGCAGATTTACCACGACGTAAAAGAAGCGAAGAAATCGGCCCGACGGATTAAACGGACATTCCGAAACGTCGAGGTCGTCGTGTTGAAAAGGGTAGTCCTTGAATGGCAAGAGGTGCGAAATGATCCGCGTGAAACTTGACATCGTGCCGCCGACGGCGACCGCCCAGCAAAAGGGCGTATTTGTGCGGAATGGGCGCGCCCACTTTTTCACGAAGCAGAAAGTGCGCGACGCCGAAGACTTCCTCGCCGCCATGCTTGCGCCACACGCGCCGGATGTTCCACTCCACGGCCCCGTGTACTTTCAGGCGCGGTGGTGCTTTCCGTACCGAAAGAGCGAGCCGAAGCGCGTGACGAACGCGGGGCGTGAGATTGCGCACACCGTCCGCCCAGACCTTGACAATCTGGAGAAAGCACTCCTCGACGTGCTGACCCGCTTGCGCTATTGGGAAGACGACGCCCAAGTATTCACGAAATCCACGGCCAAGGTTTGGGGGCCGTCGCCGTATCTGGCGATTGCGATCAAGACCGAGGCTGAACTTTACAACATGGAGAGAGCATGAAAAAGCCGAAAATCTACATAGCCGGGCCAATGCGCGGCTTGCCGAACTTCAACTATCCGAAGTTTAACGATTACGCGGAATCACACCGCGCCGTCGGTTGGGACGTGGTGAACCCCGTCGAGATCGGCGCGGGCTACGGAACGCCCGAACAGATAAACTCCGACCCCGCGCTTCTGGCGGCGGTAATGGCGGCGGAAATTCACGCCCTTGAAACGTGCGATGCCATCTATCTTCTGGACGGCTGGCATAAATCCGAGGGCGCGTTGAAGGAACTGGCGACCGCCATATCCTACCGCCTGAAAATCTACCTCGCGCCCGTCGTTTACATCCCGCTAATTCGCCGCGAACCATGACCGACGCGAACTTCCAGAACTGGCAGCGCGAGAAGTACGCCTCGGCCCTTGCCGCGCTTACGCCCGGAACGCGGGACGCGAACCTCGCCGCCGTCGCCCTGTACGGACGCCGCGCCGGAATCCCGCCCGAAGAACTCTACGCCGACATAATGGCGAACGCGCCCGGCGACAAGCGACCGAACCCGTCCGCCGTCCGACGCGCCGTCGAACACGCGGCCCGCACCGTCGAGTTGGGCGGCGAGAAGGATTGGGCGGCGAAAAACAGATCCGCCGCGACCGCCGCGTATGATCGAATCTGGAAAGCCCCGAAGGAGCCGACCGCCGCCGAGAAGC